AAGTAAGAGTTCGACTAAGAACACCCCTCATCGATCAACGAAGATGGCCCAGCCGCTTGCTTCACCCTCAATCAAAAAGCGTTGATAGAAAGCAGGCCGCGACATCTTGATCAATTCACCTGACCTCTTGGGGTTATGGCCGCCAGTCTCCATATATGGCTTACCCATCGGATCCATCGCTATAAATTCGTCTTTGTTGTATCCCACTATTACGCTCCAGTGACCACATCCTTCACTGTCACAAACAGCAGGCTGGCCTTCAGTGAAGTTGCCGCGATGAAGCCAGCCAACCATTAGTGGTCTTCCGGCGTCAATCTCAATTTCAATATCCTCTACTCTCACATTCTTGCGAAACTCGGCATCTAGGCCAAGAGCCCTCAACGCAGACACTTGAGAATGAACTTCAGTCGTGTCGCCAAACCTTCGGCGCACCTGTCGATACTCGTCTTGATTTTTAACGACTCCGTGAAAATTTGCGATCATTGCAGCGGCTGAATCAAAGCACTCCCGATAGCCGTAACCAGTAAGGCTGTCTAACTGGCTGTAATACGGAACGCCATAGACCTGTTCGCTGCGACCAGTCGTCTTCCAAGTCTGGAACCACTCCGCTTCTTCATCCAACAAGTTTTGATCAAGCAGCGAGTCCTCCAACTGCTTGATTGCTGCCATTTGGTGCGGTGTTTCGCGAAACCACTTGAAGAAGGGCAGCAGGCTCAATGACACAACGCTGGAGAGCAAAACTACTTGGATGATGCCGGAGAACATGGTGTGTGCCTAGCCGCAAAACCAGTCATAAACATTGCGCCGCTACCAAGCACGACAATAAAAACGCTGATCACGACAGCCAGTACGGATGGCATGAAACTACTTCTCTACCCTTTCGGTCGGAAATAACAAATTCTTGAGATAGGTGCAGGCCACATCGTCTAGCTCGTTATCAGTCTGCTCGCTGACTTTGACCAGACAGTCAAGTAGTAGCTGTTTTACGGCCTTTGATTTGATGAATCCAAACAGAATTGGCTTTAGTAGTAAAACCATGAGATCACTGTGTGTGTAAAAAGTCTAATTCCTATTGGCGTGTCCTTCCAGTCGTGCAACATCTTGCTCCAGCGTTGATATACGGGCAAACAGCTCCTGGTCCCTAACCCTCAGATCAGCGTGAAGCACATCCATCCGTGACGCTAAATTATCGACAGCTGAGGTCAAACGCACCAACGAATCCCTCCCATGCTGGTTTTCGCGGTTGGCTCCTTTGATGCCAGAAGCCGCTACGCCTATTGACGCTCCAGCAACAGCAGCCCAGATTTCAACCACCATTCGACCCATAGCTTGACTTCATCATGGCAGATTCAGTCAACGAAGAAAACGAAAAGGAAAAAGTCTCCATCGCTGACCTTGTTAAGTGCATGGTGTTGCTCTGGAGCGCCACACTACTCACCGTTTCCTATTTAGGCGTTTTCCCTCAAATGAAGATGGACAATACTTTTGTCGCATCGCTGCTGACAGGATCAATGGCGTCGTTCGGTATTGAGCGTAAAGCCAATGGCAATAACAAGAAGAAAGAAGACCCTACAATCAAGCCAGAAACCACTACGTCCAAGCCAAAATGAGACGTTTTTTCTTTGTATCCTGCCTAACGTTTTTTGCGGTAAGTCCTGCTTTGGCTGACATTACCGTTCAGCATCAATCATCAATTCAGCTATCTGTTGATGGAGCAGCATCCCAAGCGACCCGAATTGGTTCCAGCTATAGCGTTTCTGGTTCTGGCATCACTTTGGACACTGTTGGTGGTCTTGGCAGCCTCACTCCCGGTGCAGCTGTTGGTTACACTCCTGCCGATTACAGCCTTACTAATGATGGGGCTAGCTTTAATTATTCAGAAGCGTATACAGAAGGAGATGCCACCCAAGCAGCCACCACAGTGACAGCAGGCGTTGTGCCTAGTTTGCCGTCTCTTGGCAGCACATTGACTCAAGCAGGCGGTGTTGCTGGTGATTTAGCTGGAACGATTACAGGTGGTGGAGTTATGGCAATCGAAGCTGGTGGTGCTGGCACAAGTGCAACAGGTCAAGTGATCCTTAGTATTACTGCAAACTGATGCGCTGGTTCTTGCTGCTAATGCTTTGCGCTCCAGCAGCGCACGCAGTTCCAGTAATCCCAAACTTTAAGCAAGGCACCCTTACGTCCCACACAGAAACCACAAGTAAGGTCACTGAAACAATCGTCAGCGAGGACTTTGCTACTGGGTATGAATACAGTACAAGCGGCAATAACATCCAACCCGATGGTCCAATCAACCCTATTGCTAACACCACAATTAACGGATGGACTTCTTTAGGACAAGGGCCAAACTGGTCAATCGTCAATCAAGGAGAGCCGTTTCAGTTCGTTCAGACTCTGCACGGACCAGGGCTTGCAAACAGGACGACCGTGCAACGCCTAACAGAAATCACAAGCATTACGGATACAGTCTCTACCTTCTCGGAATAATCCTTTGTGCCCCTGTTAATGCAAACGATATTGGCGGCATATCTGCAACCGCATCTCCAACTGCCACATCATCTGGATCGGTAAGTAACCAGGCTGTGCAGATATTGCAAGGTTCTGCCATCACTAACAGTTACGGCGGATCTATTCAGTGCCAGTCACCCACTCTGACGGTCACGCCGTACCTCAATCGCACTAGGTCATGGAATTTGCCATACGAGTATTCGTACCAAGATCCTGTGTACGATCTCAGCGACCTAGACGAAGACGGCAGATTAGATAATCCAGGAGATGTTTTATTTTTTAAGGACACAAGAACAGGGCAAAAAGATAACCACAACTGGAACGTTGGTCTATCAATACAAGCCACGATCCCGCTTGATGGTGGGTTGCAAGAACGCTGTAAAGCTGCAGTCGATACGCAGCTTCAATTACAACAACAAGTCTTAGCCAATCGCAGATTAGATTTTGAGGTCTCGCGGCTAAAACACTGTGGAGAGCTGATGCTCAAAGGGATCCGTTTTGCGCCTAGATCGCCTTATGCAAAAGTCTGCGCTGACGTAAGAATCAACTACCCAACGCCCCACACGCATCCTATTTCCGTAGTGCCCGCTGCAGCCTCCTCCGCTGCCAAGAAGACTCAACCTTGACCTTACGGCCCAGGGCTTTTTGGATCTTGACCATTACTTTTTTGACGACTGGCTTGATGAGCTTCAACAGAAATGGTGTTGCCAAAGCAGCTGATACACCAATCACAGACGAAGCCGCAACTGTTGTCGCCTGCGGGATTGTTGGAATAGCCTCTACAACCTGTTGAATCAAAGGCTTTGCTTCTTCCACTTCAACCGGCTTGGGGGCTTCAGGTTGCGTTTTTGGGAGCTTTACTTCTGGCGTTGATGGTGGCTTTGGTGGCTTGGGCTTGCCTGGTGTAACTTTTGGCGGCTGGACTTCTGGATCAAAATCCAGAGGGTCAAAAGCAGGCAAATCAATAACCGGCACACCAATTTCAAGCGTTACCGGTGGGACATCAGGAATTGATGGTGGAGCGTTTAGCCAAGTGCGAACTTTTGGAACGCTTATGTCATTGATGCCAATGTCGTTTATTTCAGCCACTCAATCAGAATGGCGATTTGATGCCGCCTGGAATTGCTGGCCCAGTTGCTTTAGGTAGTTCAGGCATCACGTCATCGATCTTGTCTGGCACCATGTCAGCCAAAACCTTGGTCAGTTCAGTCTGTAGCTCACTCATGTAGTGCTGTGTGATTGATGGGATGCGCGTGTAAAGCACCAACGACCCAACAACCATCGTTCCACTCATCAAGAACCCGAGGGCTCCGGCCAAGTTAAAAAACTTTTGCATGATCAGATGTGCAAAGAAAACCCCTTTCCTGGTGTGGCAACAGGAAAGGGGTAAGGTGTCTCCCTATTGGAGACTAACTCAGAGATCGAAGGATTTGCCAACTTTGAGGTTGAAGCTGGTGTCGGAGTCGATGCTGGCAAAGCTCAGCTCGCTGTAACCCGCACCAAAGCTGTAGCCA